TAGAAAGGACTTGATCTTGCTAAATAAAAAGCGCATAATAGTTGTTATGCGATAGGCATAAAGTCATTTACATTAAAGGCATAAGGAGGCTATAAAATGGCAACATTAGCAGAAATTCGTGCTAAACTTCAAGAAGCACAATCAAAGTCCACAGGACAAACATCAAGCGGCGGCGACAACGCAATTTACCCACATTGGAACATGCAAGAAGGCAAGGAAGCCGTAGTTCGTTTCCTACCAGATGGCAATTCTAACAACACATTTTTCTGGGTTGAACGTGCAATGATCAAATTGGAATTCGCAGGAATTAAAGGCGAAACCGATTCACGTAAAGTTCAAGTACAGGTTCCCTGTGTTGAAATGTATAACGATGGTTCCGTATGTCCAATCCTTTCAGAAGTGCGTGGTTGGTTTAAAGACAAATCATTAGAGGATATGGGTCGTAAATATTGGAAAAAGCGTTCATATATCTTCCAAGGCTTTGTTGTTGAAGATGCTCTCAAAGAAGAAAAAACACCAGAGAATCCAATTCGCAGATTCATCATCGGTCCTCAAATCTATCAAATCATTCGTTCAGCACTAATGGACCCAGAGTTGGAAGAACTACCAACTGATTACCTCCGCGGTGTAGATTTCCGTATCGCAAAAACAAGCAAAGGTGGTTTTGCTGATTATTCTACAAGTAAGTGGAGCCGTCGTGAACGTGCTCTAACCGATGCAGAAAAATCCGCAGTTGATACCCATGGTTTGTTTAACTTGTCAGACTTCTTGCCTAAGAAGCCAACCGATGTTGAGCTTAAGGTTATGAAAGAAATGTTTGAAGCATCAGTTAATGGCGAAGCATATGACATGGACCGTTGGGGTCAATACTTCAAACCAGCAGGCATGGGTGCTGCAACAGGCGATCCTAACAAAGCTCGCTCAAGTGCTCCTGCTGAAGAAGTTGACGAAGAACCTACTCCTGTAGCAAGTGCTCCGGCAGCTCAGTCTACTCCTGTAGCAAGTGCTCCGGCAGCAGAAGGTGCTAGTCGTGCGCAAGACATTCTTGCCAAGATTCGCGCTCGTCAAAGTCAATAATAATAAAGTAAAGAGTGTGGGCAATACCCGCACTCTCTTACCACTACAGGGAACATAATATGGCAAAAGCATTTGATATTTCTAAATTTAGAAAGTCAATTACAAAGTCTATTGAAGGCTTGTCAATTGGCTTTAATGATCCTACTGATTGGATCTCAACAGGTAACTACGCTCTCAATTATTTGATTAGCGGTGATTTTAATAAAGGTGTACCGCTAGGTAAAGTTACGGTATTCGCCGGTGAATCTGGCGCAGGTAAATCATATATCTGTTCAGGTAACCTTATTAAGGCAGCACAGGCACAAGGAATTTATCCAATCCTAATCGATACAGAAAATGCTCTCGATGAAGATTGGTTAAAAGCACTTGGTGTTGATACTAGCGAAGATAAGTTGCTTAAACTTAATATGGCAATGATTGACGATGTAGCAAAAACTATTACAGAATTTGTTGCTGAATATAAAGCAATGCCTGAAGATAGCCGTCCTAAGGTTCTGTTTGTACTTGATTCACTAGGTATGTTGTTAACTCCTACAGATGTTAATCAGTTCGAAGCAGGCGATTTAAAAGGCGACATGGGCCGTAAACCTAAAGCACTTACAGCACTTGTTCGTAATTGTGTTAATATGTTTGGTAGTTTAAACATTGGTTTAGTTGCTACTAACCACACATACGCAAGTCAAGATATGTTTGATCCAGATGACAAAATCAGTGGAGGACAAGGTTTTATCTACGCAAGCTCTATTGTTGTTGCTATGCGTAAGTTAAAGTTGAAAGAAGACGAAGACGGCAACAAGATTTCAGAAGTTAAAGGTATTCGTGCAGCTTGTAAGATTATGAAAACACGTTATGCAAAACCTTTTGAAAGTGTACAGGTAAAGATTCCTTATGAAACAGGTATGAATCCGTATAGCGGAATGGTAGATCTGGCAGAAGAAAAAGGTCTTCTAAAGAAAGAAGGAAATAGCCTTGTATACACAACAGCCGATGGCGAAATTATCAAACAATTCCGCAAGGCTTGGGAAAGAAACGAAAACGGTGGGCTAGATGCAATTATGTCCGACATCATCAAAAACGGTGAAAAATCCGTTTCTGAGATAACTACAAATATTGAATCCCAACCGGAGAGCGTAGAATGAAAGAAGATTTAATTGCAGATTTATGGTCAATTGTTGTAGAGCATATTCCTGAAAAACAACGCAAAGACGTTGCCGCTGACTTTGTTAACACATTGTTAGATTATGGTATTAAAGAAAGTGTTTTAGATAGTCTACTAGGCGTAGATCCATATTTAGACACAGCTATTGAATATGCTATTGATGGCGAAGAGATCGAAGAAGAAGATGAATATTACGAAGATGAGGATTAAATGAATTGGTATGATCGAGTTTCAAAGGACATCTCAAATATCCCTGATGCAGTGGCATACTATGAGGCTGAATTATTGGCAGCAAAGAATGATGCTCGCATAGCGGGAAATATTGAAAAGGCCGCTGCCAGTATGCCCGGCATTGTTGAAAATCGATTCAATCAGCTTCAAGAAATTGAAGCAATTCTCGAATATCTTAATATTGAACTTCGTAGACTTCGAAGTCAACATTTTCGTAAGTACCTTGAAAACTATCAACGTGCTTTGTCCTCTAGAGATTGTGAAAAATTTGTAGAGGGCGAAGCCGACGTTGTAGACTTTGAAAAAATTATCAATGACTTTGCTTTGCTACGTAACAAATGGTTAGGTATCATTAAAGGTCTTGACATCAAGCAATGGCAATTATCTAACATTGTTAAATTAAGAACAGCTGGCCTGGAAGATGCTACTCTATGAAAATAGGAATTATTGGTCTAGGTTTTGTTGGAGAAGCAATTTATTGGGCACATCGTAATGATGAAAGAGTAGTTCGAGATCCAAAATTTGAAGATAGTGCCGACTATGAAAAATTCTTAGATTGCGACGGAATCTTTATTTGTGTTCCAACTCCAGCTTTAGACAATGGTAGTTGTGATGCCTCTATTCTTGAACAGGTTTTAAAAGAATTATATAATGCAGGCATTAGCGAAAAAATACCGTTAATATGCAAATCGACAGCAACTCCTAGCATATACAATCAACTTTTAAAAGAATATCCTTCAATAATTCATTGCCCAGAATTTTTAACTGCGGCTAATGCTAGCGCCGATTATCAAAATAGTAGATATTTTATTCTAGGCGGTAACGGAGAATTATGTGTTACTGCTAGAGATGTTATTCGATCAGGTGTTCCTCTAGTCCACAGGCAATTTTTAGTTACTGATATTAAGTCTGCTGCCTTATACAAGTATATGATGAATGCGTACCTTGCCACTAAGGTAACATTTATGAATGAATTTTATAAGTTAGCAAAGGCAGAGAATGTAAGTTTTGAATCGTTAAAAGATCTAACCATTTATGATGATCGAATTGGTTATACACATTTAAATGTTCCCGGACCAGATGGAAAATTTGGTTGGGGTGGCATATGCTTTCCAAAAGATATTAGTGCTATTCAAACAGAAGCGTCTAGTCTAGGAATTGATTTAGAATTATTAAAACAAGTTAACAACATCAATAATAAAGATAGAAATATTGAGTTGTTTTTTAGCTCAACGCCTTGATACAAAATTCGTCAAGATGTTGTAATTTCCATTGATCCCAAATTTCGTGGTCAGGATGTTTTAAAGTTTTTAACTCTTTGTATGTGTTGTCCAATTCAGCTTTGTCAAATCGATAATGCGCATGTTCAACAACTACATCTGAAAGATATTTTAAAATTTCTGGATTTCTTTTAGTAAGCTCTTTCCAAGGAAGTTCAACACAATAATGGGTGCATACAGGTAAAGCAAACCATCCAATTTTTCTTATCAAATCTCCCCCTATACAAGGATGACAGCAGTTTTGTGGCTTTCTTGTTAAATCATTACATTGAGATATAAAATTATTAGAAGCAGCAATTACAAGTTTTTGATCCCAATTTTGAGTTTGTGGGATTAAATCGTCTGCTAGTAATCCATACCACGGTTCGTTTGGATACCTTTCAACCATCTCGTTCATTGCCCGTCCTAACCTGGCTCGAGATTCTATTACAACATGAAATTCTTTTGGATAATTTAATTTTTTATAATTTTCAATTTCTGGATCGCATTCATCTAATCTAATATAAACTGGAGTTGATCCTTTAGTTTCTTTCCAGCATTTAATAAACCGTTTTAGGTTCTTTGGTCTTCCGCGACTTGCTAATACCCACATATTCTAATCCTTAAAATGCCAAATATTTATTTTATAAATAGTTCATGAAAAACATTTTGATATACACTATTTTTAGAAATTCTAGTCAAAAAATAGAACAATATTATTCTCAAATAAAATCAATAGTTGAGCATTTTCCTAATTATAATTTTTATATTTCTTTGTATGAAAACGATTCAACTGATGATACCAAAATTAAATTGAATAATTTAGATTGGTCCTTCGCTAAAGATTTTTCTATTATCTGCGAAAATATAGGAACAGAATTTTTTCATTCTGTTAAAGATGAACAGCGTGTAAAAAATTTAGCAGCAGCAAGAAATAAAGCAATCGAAGCAAAAAATTTTCTTAACAATGTAGATCATATATTAGATATTGAATCCGATATGAGATTTGATCTACAAGATGTTGAAAAAATTTTAAATTTTCAAGAAACATATAATTTAACAAAAGTTGATATTGTATCAATGGTTTCAAAAGGAACAAACGGAAAATTATATGATGTTTGGGCTACACGAAGACACGCCGACGAAGACAGAGGAAAATTACATAAAGATTGGGATATTACTCCTTTTGGAAAATATTATTCAACATGTAACGGAGTATGCTTATTTGATGCAAAACCATTTCAGGACGGTGCACGGTACGGCTGGTTTAATGAAAGATTTAAAAAATTTGATTGCGATACTTCAATTATTTGCGAAGAATTTCATCTTCGCGGCTACTCGGAAATTTATATAAACCATACGGCAATTTGTTACCATGATCAATAAACCACCAATACTAAAATGGCCTTTAATGAAAGATACAATTACTTGGCCAGACAAATTTAAAATGATCAAGTTCATTTTAACTTCAAAAAAATTCACTAACGGAGAAAAAGTAAAATTATTTGAGGCTCAGTGGAATGAATGGTTAGGTTCTAAATATTCTTTATTTGTTTCGTCTGGCAGCACAGCAAATTTATTATTATTATCTGCTATTAAAGAGTTATATAATTTTAAAGACGGGGATAAAGTTTTAGTTCCTGCGTGTACATGGGTCACAAACGTTGCCCCAGTAATTCAAACTGGATTTAAACCAATCTTTGCAGATATTGATTTATCAACTTTTAGTTACGATGTTGAAAAGTTAAAAAAATTAAAAAATAAACATAAAGACATTAAAATAATATTTGTCACACATCTGTTGGGCTTAGATGCTGAAATAGAAAAATACAAAGAAATATTTCCAGATGCGCTCATACTAGAAGACATTTGCGAATCACACGGTGTTTGCGATCCTAATAACAAAAAAAGAGGTTCAGATTCTTTAGGGGCAACTTTTAGCTTTTATTTCGGCCATCACATGACTACCGTTGAGGGAGGAATGATTTCCACAAACAATCAAGAATTATATGAATTGATGAGATTAAAAAGAAGTCACGGTCTAGCTAGAGAAGGATCTCCCGAATATTTTAAAAAATATCAAGATGAATATCCAAACTTGCCTCCTAGTTTTCTGTTTATGACAGACGGATATAATTTTAGAAATCATGAGTTACCTGCAATTTTAGGTATGTCACAACTAAAAAGATTGGATAGCATGATTCATATCCGTAAAGAAAATTTTAAAAAATATTTAAAAATTATTAAACAATATCCTGATAAATTCTTTTTTCCTAAAGAAGATGAAACTAATAGTAGTTTCTGTTTTCCTTTTATTTGTAAAAGTAAAGAAACATATATAACACTATTAGACGAATTTAAAAAACACGGCATCGAATATCGGCCTGTAGTAAGTGGAAATTTATTAAAACATCCATTTTTAAAAAAATATAATATTGAAACAGACAGCCCTCATAATGCCGACATATTACACGATGTTGGTGTTTATATTGGAAACAATCATTTTGTTAATGACAACGATTTACTATTACTAGAAACTATTTTGAAAGGACTAAAATGAAAAATATAGTGTTAGTTACTGGAGGATTTGATCCTATTCATTCTGGCCATATTGCTTATATTAATGAAGCTAAAAAATTAGGTGATGTTCTAGTTGTTGGTGCAAATTCCGATGCATGGTTAAGAAGAAAAAAAGGTCAAGAATTTATGCCTTGGGAAGAACGTTCAAGCATATTAGGCGCTTTAACAAATGTATCTCGAGTTATTAATTTTAACGACGACGACGGTTCAGCTAAAGATGCTATTAGAAAAGTTCGTGAAATTTATCCCAACGATAAAATTATATTTGCTAACGGCGGTGATAGAACAAATGCTAATATTCCCGAAATGGATATTAAAGACGATAATTTAGAATTTGTATTTGGAGTTGGCGGCGAACATAAGATGAATTCTAGCTCATGGATTTTACAAGAATGGAAAGCACCAAAGACCGAACGTCCGTGGGGATATTATCGTGTCTTGCACGAAGTACCAGGAATGAAAGTAAAAGAACTAACCGTTGATCCTGGAAAAAAATTAAGTATGCAACGACATAAATTAAGAGCAGAATACTGGATAGTCAGCGACGGTGAAGCAGAAGTAAACAGACTAATGAACAGCGGTTACGCTATGCCTAGCGTTCATTTAAGAAAGCACGTTGAGTACAAAGTACCAGTTAACGAGTGGCATCAACTTACTAATCCGTTTGATGTTCCTGTGAAAGTTGTTGAAATTCAATACGGTGAACAATGCATTGAAGATGATATAGAAAGACAATGAAACAGATGACCAATTGGATCTTTCTTAGTAAAGACGGACAAGATGAATATATCAACATGTTTGCACTTGGCGCTAATGGTCGAGTGATAAACACAGATGATTTTATATATGAGCACAGCAGAGACCCCATTGTCCTTAGAGGTATTCTTAAGAAAAAAATCATGCAACGTTGTTGGTTTGATAATAGAGATTTTTATTTTATGGATACCGGATATATGGGTAATCAAAAAAGTGCATTAAATCCCATGGGTTGGAAATATTGGCATAGGATTGTTAAAAACGATATACAACACGGAAATACTATAATTCAAAGGCCAGACGATAGATTTAGAAAATTAGGAATTCCTATTCACAATTGGAAAAAAGGCGGCAAAAAAATTCTTATTGCAGCCCCTGATGAAAAACCTTGTAAGTTTTATAATATTGATTTAGAAGAATGGATCAACGATACTATCTATACTCTTAAACAATATACAGATAGAGAAATTGTTGTACGCCAACGAGTTAAAAGCAGAACAGATCGTGTACTTACAAATACGTTAAAAGAAGCACTTGATGACGATGTTCATGCGTTAGTTACATATAATTCAAATTCAGCAACCGAAGCAATTTTATACGGATATCCTGCATTTACGCTAGCACCTACACATGCAGCTTCTCCTGTTGCATCACAAGATTTGAGTCAAATCGAAACTCCGTACTATCCCGACAAAGATAAAGTATATGCATGGGCTTGCCATTTAGCCTACGGACAATATCACATTGATGAATTAAAAAATGGCGCAGCCTGGAGAATGTTAAATGAATTTTGATTTTTTACCTGTTTATATCGGTTACGATTCTAGAGAAGATATTGCATATAAGGTATGCGAATTTTCAATCTATAAAAATACACCTGATGCTATTGTTAAGCCTTTAAAACAGGACCAATTAAGACGAGACGGTCTATATACAAGAGATGTCGATTCTTTAGGAAGCACCGAATTTACATTTACTAGATTTTTAGTGCCATCTTTACAAAAATACAAAGGTTGGGCTTTATTCTGCGATTGTGATTTTGTTTGGGACGGTAACATATCAGAATTATTTGCTCAAGCAGATCCAAAATATGCTGTAATGGTTGTTCAACATAATCATCAACCAACAAATACCGTAAAGATGGACAACAAACAACAGGCCCAGTATCCAAGAAAGAACTGGAGTTCGATGATTTTATGGAATTGTGAGCATCCATCAAACAGAGCATTAACACCAGAGGTGGTAAATTCTCAAACAGGACAATTTTTACATAGGTTCCAATGGTTACAGGATCACGAGATTGGTTCTGTTTCAACAAAATATAATTTTCTTGTCGGATGGAATGATGAAACAAAAGACGGAAAGCCTGTTGCATACCACTGGACTGAGGGCGGACCTTGGTTCCCCCATTACATGGATTGTTTATATAAAAATGTATGGTATCAATACTTAATTGATTATGCTAATGAGTTGGGATTAGAATTTGGTTCTAAGCCTCGTCCTCCATTGACGTTTGTTACTAGTCTTTCTAGAGATTATTTTAACGAAGTAGGTAGTATTACACTTGCATCTTGGAGAAATACATTACCGGGCGATGTTGTTTTTGTTTGGGATGACAAACCTGTAGATCTAGGATTTGGTAAAAATTTTATGTTCTGGAAAGATGTTGCTAATACACAGGACCCTTGGGTTCAAGAAGCAATGGGAGGAACTAAAGCAGATAGATTCTGGAAAAAGAGTCGTGTACAGGTATGGGCAGCAAGAAAATTTGGTGGTCTTGTAGTTTGGTTAGACGCTGATATTTCTGTTAAACGTCCCTTATCTTTCTCAAAAGCAAAAGAATTACTGAGCCCCGGCGCTCGAGTATGTGCAACATTAATTCCTGGTACGGGGTTAGATTTAGAAACTGGAATTGTTGCGTTTAATACAAAACACGAAGCATTTCCGGCATTTATTAGAGAATATTCTACTGGTTGGTATAATGGACAAATTTATCAACAAAGGCAAATATACGATAATCATATGCTAGGGTCTTTAATAGGAAAATATGGAATTGGTTCTTATTGCGATACAGCAGATAAGTGGCAACTCAATGGCGCCGATGAACGAAAAAATGAATTTTCCATTAAGTACAGCCCGTTGAATGAATATTTTCATCATCACATTGGTATTCTAAATAAAGAACTTTTAATTAAAAATACTAATAAATGAAATTTGCAGCATACCTAGCTTGTATTCCTCCTAACAACAAAAATGTTGAAAAAGGAGAAATTTTAAAATTATATGCCACTGGGGTTCAAAAATACGGTGACGAAGTTGAACTTGTGACCGACATGCGAGTTGTTCCTGCTGACGTAGGTATGAGCATAGGATGGGTTCATGCAGGATCTAAAGGAACTGCACATTTAGAATTTAGAAGAAAAATCATTGATTATCAACTTAATGCAAATAAAAAAGTTTTATTGGCAGATAGTAATTTATTTTTATATAAAGATAATACAAATCCTAAACATTATTTAAGATATAGTTTTAACGGAATATTTCCTAATACAGGAGAGTATTGCGATAAAGAAATTGATCCTCAACGTTGGATAACTCTTTCTAAAAATTTAAATTTATCTTTAAAAGACTATCGCACTACAGGAAATCACATTTTATTTTGTTTACAACGAAATGGCGGATGGTCGATGGGTGGATATGATGTGGTAGAATGGACCGCAGCAACCTTAAAAGAGATTAGAAAATACACTGATAGAGAAATTGTATTAAGAGCACATCCAGGTGACAAAGGCTCAAAAGATTATTTAAGTCCTCAAAACTTGATAAAAAAACTTGGTCACAAAAATAACAATATTAGGTTATCACAACCAGGCACAACACTAGAACATGATTTAAAAAATTGCTGGGCTGTGGTAAATTATAATTCAAGTCCAACCGTAGGAGCCGCAATTGAAGGATATCCTATTTTTGTCACCGATCCTGAAAAAAGTCAGTGTGCAGAAATTTCAAATATGAATTTATCTGACATTGAAAATCCTAATTTACCAGACAGACAAAAATGGGTAGAACGGTTGGCTATGTTCCATTGGAACTTTGAAGAAATTACCAACGGGGAATGTTGGTCTCATATGAGAAAGTATGTATGAAAATAGAAGTTATAACAAGTTTCAACGAATATTATTATAATCTCATCGGAAGAGACTCTGTAGAGTCTTGGTTAACATATTGGCCAGAAGAATTAACACTGACTTGCTATGTCGAAGAGTTTCAATTACCAAACATAAACCGAATTAAACAAATAGACTTTAAAGAATTAGACCCTGCATATGAAATTTTTCAAAATACTAAAGGTATAGGCGGTCAAGAAAGAAAATTTGCTAAAAAATCTTTTAGTTTTATACACGCAATGTTTAACAGCGATGCTGATCGAATTATTTGGTTAGACGCCGATGTTATTACAAAGAAAAAACTTCCTTTAGACTTGTTAAAATCAGTTTTACCTGACAATGTTCTTAGCACTCACATGGGAGTTACATATTTGTCAGCTAAAGACGGAACTCCTGGTAGATGGTTTGTTCCTGAGACTGGTTTTTCTGCTGTAAACACAAAACATCCAAACTTTTTTAATTTTAGAAATGAGTATCGTAGACACTTTGTTGAACAAGATTCAAAAAATTTAAGAAGATTTTACGATAACGATGTATATGGTTATGTTTTTGAAAAAATCGGAGCAAAAGGCAATGATTTATGCAAAGATTTTAAAAAGCCTTACAAAACTCCAATGAAGCATACCGTGCTTGGGGAATATTTAGATCATTACAAAGCCAAGCATTCAAAACACGAATATCAAATTACTGAGTAATCCAATATTTTTCAGTACGCTGACGAATAAAATCTGTTTTTAGGCTTTTTCCGGTATTTTTTCGGTTACCTTTAAGGTGATCGAGATAAGCACCCCAAGGACTATTAACCAGCGGATGGCCTTCTCCTTTGATTAATCCCTTACTCCAGTTGTACCAATACCAGTCAGGATGAAGTTTTTTAATTTCTTCTCGAACAACGTCAAAAACCCAACAATCATTCCACTCTTTCATGGTGAAAATTCTGCCAGTGTCGTAGGCCTTTTGAAATTCTTTTAAAAATTCTTGAGTAGCAGGATTTCTTAAATTCATCGAATATAATCCACATTCGGTAAATTTATTTTCTCTACCTAAAAATCCCAAACCCACATGAGTACCTGCCATTTTTTCTAAAAAATGCACCGGAAGTGTGGTATGGCAAACCATGTCAGCATCCATCCAAAGCAGTATATCGGCATCGGTATTTTCTGCCGCATGACATACCGAATAAATTTTATGACTAAATCTAATAGCATCCCAACGAAAACCAATTCCGGGAATCTTTCCCTTAGGTCCAGGAGGTCCCATGGCTACTTCCCCTCTGGCTTTTGGGTCATTTTTCCACTTTTCTTTAAATGCAACTAGTTCGGGACTTGACGAGTGTAAATCTCTCACAACGAGGTTTGGAGCAGTTTCAATTACTGCACAATTCTCAGGATACACATATAAGGTTACATCTTTAGGCCATGATTCTAAAAAGGTTTGAATCATCCTTCGACCGTATTTTTCGTACCCAGCCTGATGAAAAGTAGTGACTACTGCAAATTTTGTTGTCATTTAGTATAACGTTTGATATCTGCTTCAACCATCATTTTAACTAGATCGTCAAAACTAGTTTTACGTTTCCACCCAAGGACATTTTCTGCTTTAGCGGGGTTTCCACAAAGGCTATAAAGCTCTGCCGGTCTCTTAAATCTTGGATCTGATTCAATATATTTTTCCCAGTCTTCGATGCCTGCATATCTAAATGCACGTTCTAATAAATCACCAATAGTGTATTGAACTCCTGTGGCAATAACATAATCGCCCGGTTCGTCTTGTTGTAACATTAACCACATAGCTTCAACAAAATCACCGGCAAAACCCCAGTCTCTTCTAGAATCTAAATTACCTAAAGTAATTTTGTCAGCAAGGCCACATTTAATTTTTGCTACGCCATCTGTAATTTTTCTTGTAACAAATTCTTTACCTCGAATAGGACTTTCGTGATTAAACAATATTCCATTTGAAGCATGAATTCCGTAACTTTCTCTAAAATTTACGGTGATCCAGTAAGCATATAATTTTGCAACTCCGTATGGACTACGGGGCCAGAACGGTGTTGTTTCGTCTTGGTGTCCTCCGGAAATTTCAATGCTATTACCGTACATTTCGGAAGTGCTTGCTTGATAATATTTTGTTTCTGGACTATGCTGCTTAATAGCATTAAGATTATTTAAAGGGCCAACAGCATTAACTTCAGTGGTTAATTTATTAAGGTCCCAGCTTGCTCCTACAAAACTTTGAGCGGCAAGATTATAAAATTCATTTGGTTTAAGACTTTTAACTAAATGGTTGATACATCCGTCGTCTGTAATATCGCCGGTGATCAACTCAATGTCGTTTTCAATACCTAAATATTTGATATTATCTAAATTTGGATTAGAATATCTTTTTACAAGACCATATACTTTATAATCTTTTTCTAGAAGAAGTTTAGCAAGATATGGACCGTCTTGTCCTGTCATTCCTGTTACAAATGCTGTCTTTTTCATAATTGTCCTAATAATCGTTTCTTTTTCCATAGTTGACGATGAGTGTCGAGTTCAACTAGTTCATAATGCATTTCTTCAATTAGCCACTTTGAAAAACGTTTATGTATATATTCCCCTGAAAGTATCATAACCAGCGGTTTTGAATTTTTTAATATTGGTGTAATATTTGGCATTTCTTTAATATTTTCAGGATTAATAAGTATAAAATTTACTTCCGGTAATTTGGCCATATCGTTAAAGTTTTCAAAATAGATTACGTTTCTATTTTTAAACGACTGATCTATAGAAGAAAATACAAATACAGATTGAAAAACGTTTGATGCTGTTTCAATCTCGCTAGGCCCTAATCCCAATAGAATAGTATTTTGGGGCTTTCCTACTTTCTTTCTTAACGTTTTTTCAAATTTACTCATTGAATTAGAATTAAATACTCTGTTATTTATAATTCAAAAAACTATGAAATTTAAATTGTATAGAAAGTATGGAGCCATGAATAGTGGGCCTGTATTTGATGCCTTTGAACTTGGACTAAAAAAATTAGGACATACTATTGTCGATAAGGAAGAAGATGTAGCTGTTATCTGGAGCGTACTTTGGCATGGAAGAATGTTTAGTAATAAATCTGTTTACGAACAATGCCAAGCAGCTAATATTCCTGTGATGATTATTGAAGTTGGAAATTTGGTTAGAGGATTAACGTGGAGGGTTAGTTTAAATAATATTAACGGCCTAGGTGAATTTGGAAATCAAGATGAGATTGACGAAGCACGACCACAAAAATTAAATATTCAATTAAAACCAGAAAATACACTACGACGAAAAGAAATACTAATTGCTAGTCAGCATGAAAAAAGCCTCCAGTGGGTTGGTCAACCGTCTATGTCTGTTTGGGTAAAAAATACCGTAGCAGAAATAAGAAAATATACTGATAGGTTAATTGTTGTAAGGCCACATCCACGGTCGCCTGTAGTTGTAAATTCTCCAAATGTGTTGGTACAATATCCAAGATTAGTGGCAAATACCTACGATGATTTTGATATAGATTATAATTATCATTGTGTAGTAAATTTTAATAGTGGTCCAGCAGTTAAAGCATCAATTAACGGTGTACCTGTAATTTGCGATCAAACAAGTCTTGCAGGCGAACTTTCTAATAACTTTGAAAATATAGAAAACCCAATTATTCCTGAACGGAGCGACTGGTTCAAAAAACTTTGTCATACCGAGTGGTTATTATCAGAAATGGTTGACGGAATTCCTCAAAAAAGGTTAGTAAATATTTTACAAAAGTCTTGATTTTTAAATTATTTCTGCTATAATATTATTATGGCGGCGAATGAATATTTCGAAGACATCTTTACCGAATTTTATACTTCGGTTATATCTACAAATTTCTTGAATAATCAGGACATTGTCGTATTGACAAATTTTTTCAATTTAATTGCAGATAACAAAAATCTTACCCAAGCGCAGGCAAACTATGTTATCAAGTTAATGGAAAAATATAAAAATCATTTTAGTACACGACAATTAAATTTAAATTTTAGATTACAAAACGCAACATGGAAAAATCCTTTTAGAAATTTAGATATGACTAAAAGCATTTTTGTTGAAAAAGACAAAAATGATAAACTTTGGTTATGCTTAAAACATCCTTATTCTCTTAAAGAAGTTTTTGAAAAAGAAGTTCTTAAAAATAACAGAGAAGATCGATCTCTTTGGAATCCAGACGATAAAGTTAGAAAATATAACATCTACGATTTAAATTTAATTTTAGTAAATGAATTTGCAATTAGACACGGATTTAATATTGACGAATCATTTAATCATGCACTAGCAGATGTTGAACAGATTTGGAACGACGCAGAGTATTATGCTCCAGCCTGCAAAATTGTAAACGATGAAGTAGTATTACAAAACGCAACTTCGTCTGCACAAGAGTATTTTGATTCTAGAAAATTAAAAGAATTAGATCACGACCTAATGCTGGCAAAGCGTATGGGTTATGTATTGTACGGGTCTACATCAAAAAATCTTATTCATAGAGTAGCCTCATATAATACAAATTATTTTTGGACCGACGATTTTAGTAAATTTTTTAATTTGTATAAAACCGTAAAGAAAAAAGTTATTTTAATAGTCAGTGAAGATAATCATTTAAAAAGTTGGTTAGAGTCGTTTGTTATCTCCGCCATTAACAATGGAGTTAGCAAAGAGGAAATAAAAATTTGTTTTCGAAGTAGGAACGACGAAGATCCAAAGTTCAACGAATGGGTTAGAGCTTCGGGTCTCGGTGGAGATTTGTCTGAAGGTAGATTACTAATCTTTAAAAAGCCTGCAAAGTGGTTGATTAAAGAAGAAGACGATGTTAGTATTATAGTA